CAAAAGTGTGGACTCCTCCATCTTCTCTAGATGCACCCCCTGCACCTGATGGATTCAGGCACAGATGGATACGGGCAGAGAGTTTAGGGTTTCAAGACACTAAAAATATCTCTGGAAGATTAAGATCCGGTTATGAATTGGTGAGAGCCGATGAATATAAGGGTTCTGATTATCCTGTAGTCACTGAAGGAAAATACAAGGGAGTGATTGGGGTTGGTGGCCTTGTGCTCGCAAGGGTGCCCGAAGAAATCGCGAAGCAAAGAACTGAATACTTTAAGCGTCAAGCTGAAGGTCAGGATCAAGCGGTAGAACACGATTTAATGAAGGAAGAGCATAAGAGTATGCCTATCGATGTTGACAGGCAATCTCGTGTAACCTTCGGTGGTACAAAGAAAAGTTAATTTTTTAACTATTCTCGGGATAACAACCAATTCCCTATCATCGATTTAAATTAATCGTCCACTTCGGTGGACAAAAGGAGTAAAACTATGGCTAATAGAAATAGCGCAGGATTTGGGCTTAGACCAGCAGGGACGTTAGGTAATACACCAGCGACTCACGGTCTTTCTCAATACTGGATAGATGCTGGAGCTACAGTTGATTTATTTCACGGCATGGCGATGAAATCGTCTGGCGGATATATGATCACTGGTGAAAGTGCAACTACTGTTACAACAATAGGTGTACTGCAAGGTATCTTTTATAATGCGGCTACTACTCTGAAACCCACATGGGCTTCATGGTACGACGCAACAATTACTCCGGCAAACAGTGAAGACACTCAAGCGTTTGTTAATGATTATCCTTTCCAGAAGTATACAATTGCAGCTGATGCGCTAGTAGCATCATCAGTTCCTGCAGCTCACGTACTATTTATGGAAACTTATTCCGTGTATGCAAATACAGGTGGAAATACGACTACAGGAAACTCAACAACAACGCTCGATATCGGAGCAACTCATGCAACAACTCACTCATGGAGACTATTAAGAAGTGCGGAAGATCCTGAAAACAATGATCTTACAGCAGCTTTTTGTACCCTAGAAGTTGTTCAAAACTTGTCCGAATTCGTCGGAACTGGAACATAATAGGAGCATAAAACTATGGCAATATCAAGAGCACAGCTAGTCAAAGAACTAGAACCAGGTTTGAATGCACTATTCGGCCTGGAGTACAAACGGTATGAAAATCAGCACGCTGAAATTTATACTACAGAATCAAGTGACAGAGCTTTCGAAGAGGAAGTTATGTTATCTGGATTCGCTAACGCACAAGTAAAAGTGGAAGGATCTGGCGTATCATTTGATCAAGCTCAAGAAACTTACACTGCACGTTATACTCATGACACAATTGCTTTAGCATTTGCAATCACAGAAGAAGCTATCGAAGATAATCTCTACGATAGAATTGCTTCTAGATATACAAAAGCTTTAGCGCGTTCTATGTCTAATGCGAAACAAGTAAAATCTGTAACACCTTTGAATAATGGTCTTCCATCAGTGGATACCTTTGATTCAGGTGACGGAGTTTCTCTGTTCTCAACTAACCACACAACTGTTAGTGGAACAGCGGTTAAAAATACTTTAACTACGCAAGCAGACTTAAACGAAACATCACTAGAGCAAAGTCTAATCGACATTGCTGGTATGACTGATGAACGTGGATTGAGAGTGGCAGCTAGAGGGGTGAAAATGATTATCCCTTCAGCTAATCAGTTCAATGCTGAGAGATTGATGAAATCTCCAGGCAGAACTGGAACAGCAGACAATGATATCAACGCTGTTGTATCAATGGGAATGATTCCTCAAGGATATAGAGTGAACAATTTCTTAACTGATACTGACAGTTGGTATATTATTACTGATGTGCCTAACGGTATGAAGTTATTTCAAAGAGCAGCTTTAAAAACTGCTATGGAAGGTGATTTCGATACTGGCAACGTTAGATACAAAGCTAGAGAAAGATACTCATTTGGAGTATCCGACTATAGAGGTATCTTCGGTGTTGAAGGTGCGTAATAACTAATTAATGAGGCCGGACACAATTCGGCCTCATTTTAAATATAGAAAGATAAAATGAAAAAATTCCTCATAAATATTTGGGCATACGATTATCATGCTAAATTTGAAGTTTTAGCGGAGGATAATGCCCTTTCCATTGAAAAATCTATCCTTGACAAATTGGGAGAAAAGAGTATAAAGTGGGAATCAACGGGAATGTATAGAGATATTCCTAAAAGAATAACCTATGAGGAGGTTATAAATGACACAAGACCTATACAATACAAAGAGGTCCTTGGAGTTAGAGTGGCAACAGGAGCATCTGAAGGAAGGTAGATATACTTTGCATATGGGACATATCGACCAAAAAATTCGGGAAATTATTAAAGAGATTGTTGCCAAAGAGTTTGAAGAACAAACGCTTCAAACCAAAATAGACGAGGCCAAGGCCGAAGTTTCGATAGCCACTTAAGCGCTATCAAAAATCAATTTTTTTCCTAGGGATCTCTTGCACTTTATTTAAAAATAGAGTATAGAAAAATCACTATACAATTAATTAAGAACATAGACGAGTATAGTCGACGGCCTAGAGACTATGTTCAAAAACTAGGAGGATAATTATGGCAAAAACAACTTTTTCAGGTCCAGTAAGATCTGAAGATACATTTAAGACAGTCAGTAAAGCGGCATCTACTGGAACGATTACTGAAATCATCACTTTGGGTGATGGACCTGTCACATTAGGAGATGAAGATAAAACTCTTACTACTGCTACACATAGTGGAAGAACACTTGTAGTTCCAGCGATCACAGCAAATAGAACGATTACATTACCATCACCAGTTGCTGGTGCACACTTTAAATTTATTTATGGTGGCGCTGCAGAAGAAGCAGAAAACATTATCTTTGATACAGGTGCTAATGCTAATTATTTCATTGGCGGTATTGTTCATGCAGATTCAAATGCTGATAATGTAACTATTTATTCTGATGGAAACTCTAACTCAAAATTAACTCTTACAGACTTCGGTGGTATGGAGATTAACATTTTAGCTAAAGATAGTACTAACTGGCTAATTTGGGGTTACTCAGAAGGTGCAGACGCGCCTGCATTTGCAGATCAATAATAAATAAACTCTTCGGGTGGAGTGTAATGACTCTACCCCTAGATAAGGAGGAATAAAAATGGCTGATGCAGTATTAAACCAAACACTTTATCAGGGTACAAAAAAATTAATCACACATTATCAAAATGTTTCTGATAATTCTGGAGGCACAACTACAGTAGTTGATGTTTCTGGTCTAGATAAAGATACATTAGGAAATTCTTGTGCAACAGTTACATTAAACAAAATATGGTTTAGTGTATCTATGACAGCAAAAGTAGACGCCGTAAAATTAATGTGGGATGCAGATACTGATGCATGCTTTTTAACTGTAGAACAAACTGGATTTTTAGACTATAGCTCAATTGGTGGTATTAAAAATAATGAAGCTACTAATTTCACTGGAGACGTTAAAATCGTTATGCCAGCTTGTACAGCTAATGATAGTGCTACAATTACGTGCGAATGGCTTAAGAATTACTAGGAGGTAGCATATGGCTAATACTACTTCTGGAACAGTAACGTTCGACAAAACATTTGCTGTTGATGAAATTATTCAAGAAGCTTTTGAGCGAATTGGTATTTCAACAGTAAGTGGTTATCAATTAAAAACAGCAAGACGATCTTTAAACATATTATTCCAGGAATGGGGTAATCGTGGCTTACATTATTGGGAAGTTGGAGATACTAATATAGATCTTGTTGAAGGCCAGGCAGAATATATTTTCTACAGAGCTACAGGTGATGGAACAAGTGCTACTACAGCAGGTGGAACAACTGGAACTTCTACTTATGGAATTTCTGATGTTTTAGAAGCAACATACCGAACAAATAAAGGTGAAACAACTCAATCTGATTCAGCATTAACTAAAATTACTAGAACAACTTATTCTGCTCTTGCAAGTAAATTATCTAAAGGAACCCCTTCACAATATTTTGTTCAAAGACTTATAGATAAAACAACCGTTACATTTTATCCAACACCAGATTCTACTGCAGCAGCAAAATTTGTTCATATGTTTTTTGTAAAAAGAATTCAAGATGCAGATGCAACATATACAGATGCAACAGATACTCCATATAGATTTATACCATGTATGGCTTCAGGTTTAGCTTTTTATTTAGCTCAAAAATTTAATCCACAAATAGTACAACAAATGAAATTGTTGTATGAAGATGAATTAGCACGTGCACTAGCAGAAGACGGATCTGCAGCAAGCACTTATATAACTCCGAAAAATTATTACCCGAATATATAATGGCATACTCAAGAGGAAAATACGCACAGGCAATATCAGACAGATCAGGAATGGCATTTCCATATAATGAAATGGTTAAAGAGTGGAATGGAATGTTTGTTCATATCTCTGAATATGAACCTAAACAACCACAACTGTCCCCTAAACCACATGGTGGAGATGCACAAGCTTTAAGAAATTCAAGAACAGATAGAACAGAAAAGGATGTTTCATCATTATTGATCCATGATCCGTTTACCACGTATGCTGCTTCATCAAGCGTAATTAACGTTAATACTCCAAATCATGGATTAACGAATGGAGATACTTATAGATTTAGAGGAACGCCAACAATTGCAGGAGATTATGCAAATCCGGCATCCTTTGACGGTATCGTTGGCTCTAATATTGCAAAAGCTGCGGGATATGCTATTACTACTGGCAAGTATGTTAGTGGCTCTAGAGATACAGATTTTACAGACGATTGGTTTTATTTCACTGTAGATACTAGCACTGCTACAACTGGAGGAATTACAGGAGGAGGGTTTCCGGTCTCGGTAGGACCAGCAACCCTTAGTGCATAATGGCAGGATTTACATATTCAACACTTACAACAGCAATTCAGAATTATACGGAAGTTGGAACAGGTGTACTTTCAAGTACAATTACAGATCAGTTTATAGATAATTCAGAATTAAGAATTCAAAGAGATGTTCCAATTGATGCAGATAGAAAAGAAGTTATTGGTAATTTAACAGCTTCTAAAGATAATGTTTATGCTCCTGCGGGAACTTTATTTGTTAGAGGAATACAGGTTTATACATCAACAACTGCTGCAACTGGAGCTAACAGCTGG